CCAATGACAACAGCAACAATTCTCAAGAATAACCCTGCGGTTATTCGAACAACTCTCCCTCTGCAAACCCGACTGGCAAGTTTTGATGAACAGCAGTCGGACAGTGAGGAACGAGTGTTCAATGTGGTGTTCACCACAGGCGCAATCGTGCGCCGATACAATTTCATGGCAGACGAAACCTACGATGAAGAACTGGTGGTTGATCCATCCGCCGTTCGGCTCGGCAGGTTGAATTCTGGTGCTGCTCCAGTACTAGACACCCATAGCGACTTCGCCCTTGAGAATATCAAGGGTGTGGTCGTTGGTGGCAGCGCACGTACCGAGAACGGTCTTGGCTACGCCAGCTTGAAGATCGACGGGGGTGCAGAGAATGAATCTGTCATTCGCAAAATTCGGGATGGAATCATTCGGAATGTCAGCGTCGGCTATCGTGTTCACCGATACGAGGTCATTCGCAGTGATGGCGCGGTGCCGCTTTACCGTGCCGTCGATTGGGAGCCATACGAAATTTCGTTGGTTCCCATCGGCGCGGATGCTGGTGCTGGCATTCGTTCCGCCCCTCACACATTCCCGTGTGAGGTTATTAATCCGCAACCTCTAAAGGAGTTAAGACTTATGACTGACCTTGATAACAAACCACAGGAACAGGAAGATCCTGCAACTCAGCCTGCAGAAAACACCCCTGCAGCAACGCCTGCCAACCCTGAAACCGACACACCTGCTTCTACCGAAGAAGCGCGTGCCGAAGGTGCTCGCTTGGAACGCCAGCGCACCGCGGAGATAACCAAGATCACCCGCGCGGCCATGCTGCCCGACACATTTGCCCAGAAATTGGTAAGTGATGGCACTGCTATTCCTCAAGCTCGCAAGTTGGTGCTGGACGAACTGGCACGCAAAAGCACAGAGCATGGTGAAATCCTACCGCATGTTTCTATCGTGCGCGACGAGATGGACTCTGCCCGTGCCATGGTGGAAAACGCGCTGCTCCACCGCCATGATCCGCAACGATACAAGCTGGATGATGGCGCACGCGAGTATCGCGGCATGTCCCTCATGGAAATAGGGCGTGACTTGCTCGAACGCCGTGGAATCCGCTCTCGCGGTCTTTCCAAATCGGAAGTGGCGGGTATGATGTTGGGACTGGAAACCCGCGGTGGATTCCACTCCAACAGCGATTTCCCGTTCATTCTTGCAAACGTGGCAAACAAAACATTGCGTGCCGCTTACGAAGCTGCTCCACAGACCTTCAAAGGGTTCTGCCGTCAGACCACCAACCCTGACTTCAAAACCATTGCCCGCACACAGTTGGGTGATGCTCCAACGCTGGATAAAGTCAACGAGGCTGGTGAATTCAAGCGTGGCACAATCGGTGAAGCGCGTGAGCAGTATGCACTTGCTACTTACGGCAAGGTCGTGGCTGTTACCCGTCAGACCATCATCAATGATGATCTGGGTGCATTCACGCGCTTGCCTGAGATGTTTGGCCGTGCGGCTGCTGATCTTGAGAGTGACACCGTATGGGGCATTATCACCAGCAACCCAACCATGGGTGATGGTCTGGCATTGTTCCATGCAACGCATGCAAACCTTGCTGGTGCAGGTGCTGCGATTGGTATTACCCCTCTGGGTGATGGTCGCGCCGCAATGCGTAAGCAGAAGGGTTTGAATGGACGATTTATTAACGTGCAGCCTAAATACCTGCTTGTTCCTGCTTCGATTGAAACAGTTGCCCAGCAGTATGTGACGCAGACGAATATCGTCTATGCAAAAGCCTCTGATTTCAATCCGTTTGCGAACAACCTGCAGGTTATTGCAGAGCCTCGTCTTGACGCTGCATCGCTCATTTCCTGGTATCTTGCCGCTGACCCTGCCCAGATCGATACGATTGAGTATGCGTATCTCGAAGGACAGGAAGGTGTGTACCTCGAAAGTCGTGTCGGCTTCGATGTCGATGGGGTGGAGTTGAAAGCGCGCCTTGATTTCGCTGCCAAAGCGATTGACTGGCGCGGCTTCTGGAGAAACCCAGGCGCATAAGCCTTTCTCAACTGACAACGTAACCCAGCGGCTCTTGAGCCGCTTTTTTTGTATCTAAAAAAGGAGAATCTTATGAAGAACTTTGTAATAGAGGGCAAAACTCTGACCCTCACAGCCCCATATGCCCTGACTTCTGGTCAAGGCGTGTTGGTTGGTTCCCTCTTTGGTGTGGCATCAGGTGATGCCGCCATCAGCACCGAGGTGGAAGCGATCACCGAAGGCGTGTTTACGCTCACCAAAGCCACTGGCGCGGCATGGACAGTCGGTGCGCTGATTTACTGGGACAACGCCGCCCGTAACTGCACCACCACCGTTGCCACCAATAAATTGATCGGAGTTGCACAAGCTGCCGCGCTTACTGGTGACACGGTGGGCAACGTGCGCCTCAATGCAGCTTTTATCAGCTAGTGAGTGAAGTGGCTCAGGCATAGCCTGCTTCGAAAGAGTCAATCTTAGCGGAAACCATCAATGACAGCATTCTCGTCAGCAATTCAGACATTATTCAATGACCAGAATTTAGCGGTGAATGCCACGTTCATTCCGCAGATTGGTGTTTCAAAGGCCGTGCGTGTCATGACCCGCGCTCCTGACGTTTACCAGAACATCGGGCAGTCCGTTATCGAGACTCCAAGCCTTGTGCTTGAGGTGCAAGTGGCTGATTGCCCAATCGTCAGTCAGGGCGATCAGTTCATCATCAATTCTGCGGCTTACACCGTGCAGGGTGATCCTCGGCGCGATAGTGATCGGCTTTACTGGCAGGTGGACTGTTATGCGTCTTGAAGCGGCCATCAAAGGCAACCTCCATAAATTCATGGCGCATCAGAAAGCAGCGGCTGAATCCGCCGTGACTGCTGGCGTGGCTGAGATCACCGATCGGATCAAGAATGATCTCAGGCAACAGGTAGCTGGCTCTGGTCTTGGCGCAAGGTTAGCCAAAAGCTGGCAAGCCAAGCTCTACCCCAAGGGCAAGAAATCCATCGATGCAGCTGGTTGGGTGTTTTCTAAAGCACCGAAAATCATTCGCGCCTTTAATGATGGTGCTCTTATCAAAGGCAAAAACGGGTTCTTTCTGGCGATCCCTACCGAGGCTGCGCCGAAGCGTGGTGTGGGTGGGAAGCGGATTAATCCGTCGAATTTTCCTGAACATTCGCTTGGCCGGCTACGCTTTGTTTACCGCCCAGGGAAAATATCGCTGCTGGTGGTGGACAATCTCCGGGCTGGCACAGGCAAGCGTGGCGGTTTTCGCAAGGCCAGCGATTCCGCTTTGAAATCAGGTCTAGGGCTTACCACGGTGGTGATGTTCTTCCTCGTCCCGCAAGCGCAACTCAAGAAGCGGCTGGATTACCAATCGGTCATCAATCGTTGGGAGCCACAGCTGCCACAAACCATTTTGAAACACTGGCCGCAGGAAAAAGGCAATGACGAGTAAACGTGAACAGGTTCTGGATCGGCTGGCTACCAATCTAAAAACGCTGGAAACGGCTTCCCTAAAGGTTTATCGCAACCTTGATAAGCCACAGAAAATCCCCTCTGGCGGCATCGTCATCTTGCGGGATGGTGGCGGCGAAGAACCTGAAGTGCTGCTCTCGCCACTAACATACATTTACGAACATCTGGTAACCGCAGAAATCATGGTGCAAAACCCCGATCCTGCGATCAGAAACACCACCATCGATGCCCTGCTGGTGGGCATTGGCAGCGTTATCAATGCCAATCGCACGCTCGACGGGTTGGCCGAGTGGATCGAAGCGCGATCTCCAGAATTTCAGGAAGAACCCATTGAAGGAGCAGTCAGCGTTCGTACCGCCACGGTGCTGATCATGGTGCGCTTCTTCACCGCTGACCCACTCAATTAACCACGCTCATTGGAGAATTTTATGGCTCGATCCTATGGCTCGGCAGCGACCCTGCTTGCCTTGAAAGAAGTAACCTACGGCACAAAGCCGTCAGGTAACTGGGAGAAATTCGCATTTGTGTCCTCGGACTTAAGCGCGGAGCAAAACCTGCTTTCTTCTGATTTGCTGGGGCAAGGGCGCGAAGCCCGCGCACCGTTCCGTGATGTGATTAACGATGAAGGCAATCTGGTGGTGCCAGTGGAAGGCCGTGACTTTGGCCGCTGGCTGCAATTCCTTCTCGGCAATCCCACTTCTGTGGCTGTCGCCGCAACGGGTGACATCACTTTTGCCGCCAACCCCAGCTCAGGCCATACCCTTACGATTAACGGCGTGGTTTGGACGTTCGTTGCCTCTGGTGCGACGGGCACGCAAACCAATATTGGCGCGAACCTGAATGCCACGCTCACGCAGCTGGCAACTGACCTTAATGCCTCGGTCAACGCCAGCATTACCCCTGTGACTTATGCGAACATGGGCGGCACAAAACTTGGCTTTACCCATGACACGCTCGGCGCAGCAGGTAACGCATTCACGATTGCTTCTGGCAATGCGAATGGTGTGGCAAGCGGTGCAACGCTCTCAGGCGGTGGCTACAACCATACATTCATCAGCGGTGCCGCCAGCCTTCCATCTTTTTCGACGGAAATCGGGCATGTGAATGTGCCAGCTTATTTCGTGCATACAGGCTGCATGCTCAATAGCATGGCACTAAATTTCCAACGTTCTGGTTCTGCCAATGCCACGCTGAATATCATCGCCCAGGGTGAAACACGATTCACCAGCACGCAAGGCAGTGCACCCACCAGTCGTTTCTATAAGCCTTTCAGCCAGTTCAACGGATCGATCAAGCGTAACGGCATATCGCTGGCGAACATTACTGGGGCGCAGTTTAGCTATTCCAATGGGATGCAAGCCGTGCAGACCATCCGTAATGACGGACTGATCGAGGCGGTTGATCCCACCATCATTACGATAAACGGCAGCATCGATGT